TGAAATAGTTAAGCCAAGGATAAGACCAGATGGGGGATGAAACACTAAGCCCCGCACAGAAGTTTGAGTATCGGTTTTTAAAACAACAGGTCAACAGTTTGGAGGAAGAACGTTATAGGTACGACGCCCGACCTAACATACAACAAGACTTGTTTCATGCACGAGAGGACTTAAAATCTTTTGTGTCTAAACTTAGAACGAACGGAGTGAAGATATGACAAAGTGGACTAAAGAAGATAAGGAATGGTTAGGATACAAACGCAAGATGTCCGTTCAAGACAAAGGTAAAATCAGTTTATCTCAACCACCATGGAAGAATCGTGAGGCCAACGCGGGGAACAATCTTTCACCTTTACCCGAGGTGAGCGTCAGCCTCAGTAAGGAGAATAAATGGACGAAAGATTAGAATCAATAACAGAATTACTACAAAATAGACAAAAAGAACTTGACGATATAGAATGGGATGATCCCCAAGATCCGAGGATTGAGGGGCTTGTTCGAAAGATTTTAGAATACAAAGAAAAACTTAACAAAGGAGAGATATATGACCCAAGGTTTTAACACTATTGCCATGCCCGTTTTTGTTGACGGGATAACAGAATCACACAGTGCGTTCGGTGCAAACGATGCAGGGGAGGCGGTATTCTTTAACACAAGAATTGTACAGCGCATGAACCTGGAGGAAGGGCAAATGGTTTACGCACATTGCATTCCAAACTACGAGGACAAGAGGGATCAAATACCCTGGCGTTGCATTCGGATTGAAGAGGGGATGGATAGTGATGCTGTGGAAGGATACCTCCACGCGGTGGCTCGTGAGGATCGCAAGGACAAGAAGCACAATATCGCTGTCATGAAAAAATTCTTTGAGGATAACAGTGCATATATTAACGAAACTTGGACAGTGGAAGATATCGCAATCGAAACAAAACTAAGTGAAGAGGAGGTGGAATCTGCGATTCAGCTGCGCCCAGATCTTTTTAAAGAAGTAACGGCATATGTACTTGTGAGTTAGTGCCACATAGTATACAAGTAATAACAAAAAGGAGACAAGTATGCCGAGAAAAAAGATGAATGATTCAGACAAACAACAATTTCAGAATGTTGGGTTGTTGAAAGAGGATCATGATGCGCTCCGTAAGATATCAAAGCACGAGCAAAGATCCATGGCTCGTCAGTTATCTGTTATGATACGGAAAGCTGTTGATGAAATGCAAGCTGCATGATAGAATAGTTTAACTGCTCGATGGGAAAGATCCATGCCTGTGGTCTTTCACTTAAACTGACCCCCTAACTGGGGGTCTTTTTTTTAGGCCACTCACCTTTTTTGTACCCTCTGACTTCGGCAAGTCCGGCAGATCCACGGGGTTTAAGGTTGGAACAGAATGCTTTGGCTACATCGAAATCAAGACCAGTCATTTCTGCCAGTTCTTTGGCGGCTGTTTCGCGGGATGCGTATCCGGTTGCACGTTCTACCATAAGCTGTGTTACTTTTTCGGGGTCAAACTTAGCCACTGCTTTGCCTCCTCACCTAATACCTTTGCACCTATGTCTATCTTTGCACGGAGTGCTTTGACAATCTGTTCGTCTATTGTGCGTTCAGTTATCAAATCAACATAGGTCACGTTGTTCTTCTGTCCAATCCTATGGGCTCGATCCTCTGACTGGATACGAGTTTCAAGATTAAAGTCATTAGCATAGTAGACCACCAGGTTAGCTTCGGTCAATGTCAGACCATAGCCTGCGGTTGCAGGATTACCAACGAAACATTTCAATGGGTGGTCTGGATTCTGAAAGTTTATAATAATATTATTTCTATCTTCGTCTGAGGTGTCCCCATAGTAGGCAGCTGCGTAACCTTCGCCGTAGTTTTCATTGAGTTTAGATACAATCTGTTGGATGTCATATCTAAACCGAGACCAGACAATAACTTTACCATCGTGCTCATCCAGTATTTCTTGCAGTGCATCCATACGTTTTGATTGGAAGTAAACCATGTCACCATCATCGGTCTTGAGATGTCCCGATAGGATCTGTTGCAACCGAAGCATCTGTGTGATGACAGCAGGAGCCGTACTCATCTCTCCATTGTCCAACAGAACCATGGCGTGTTTACGGATCTGGTTGTACATACTTACTTGTTCTGCGGTCATGCCTACATATCGGACAGTGTATATTTTATCTGGGAGATCGAGGCAGTCCTTTTTCAAAACACGATAGCTGAAATGGTCTATCTTTGCTGTGAGTTCATCCAAGTTGCGGTATCCGATAAGCTGTTGGAATGCGTGTGATCCCATAGTCTTGCGTACCATTATGGCGTATCGTCCTTGGAATGCGTAGTATGAGTCGTATCCCAAGAGACCTGGACGGAGGAACTCAGTCTGCGAATAGATATCCATTGGTGATTTGGTGATGGGAGAACCAGTCAGAAGCCTACGATATTTGAAGTGAGCTGCAATCTTCATGAGTGCTTTGGTTCGTTTAGCTTTGTGGTTCTTGATAGTTGTGCTTTCATCTATAGCAATCATGCCATGGGTGCCAAGTTTTCTTGCCATCCACTCGCCACCGTTCCTACCTTTGGGCGTGGAGAATGATTCGACATTCATTACAAAGATGGTCAGACCTTCGAAATGATCCTTGACTGACCGCATCTCTTCCTGTTGACTTTTATTGGGGGAGGCTATCCATCGAATCACTCTATAAGGTATGTCATCAGACATATGCTCTGGGATTTCTTTTGATACCCAGTTACGATACACACCCTTTGGCGCAATGATCAAAGCAAAGTTTATCGCTCCCTCCAGGTACAACATACCCATGTTGTCGATCAAAACCTTGGACTTCCCTGTCCCCATCTCCATAAAGTAGCCATACTCTTGTCGATCCCAACCAAGCTTCAATGACTCGAGTTGATGGTTAAATGGTTTTAATTTAAATTTGTAGTTGACATCCATTACATACCTCCACTAATGTCTATACAGTGGATAGCACGAGGCGTCCACATAAATCAACCCTGAAGAGGAAATACTTGTAATGGCGAACGATGAAATATTCGAAGACATTTTTGACGAGGCTAGTGCGTTAAAGAAAATAGACACAAACACTAGCAAGACTCTGAGTTCCTTGGTTCGAGATATGAGAGAACTTGAGGAAAAGATTGAGGATTCTGAAAACCATTTGAAGAATCTAAAGTCTCAGAAACATTCGTTAGCTGCGGAACAAATCCCAATGCTGATGGATGAGATGGGTGTAGATCGGATCGATGTAGATGGTCTCACCGTTTCAACTAAGCTACAAGTTCACGCATCTATACCAGTTGCGAGAAGAGAAGAAGCTTATACCTGGCTACGAGAAAACAATTTAGATAGCATCATAAAGAATGATGTGACTGTTTCTTTTGGTAAAGGTGAAGATAATATTGCAGGAGACGTTGTTGGTTTGCTGCAAGACAAAGGTTTTGATCCGAAGACCAAGACCCACGTTCATGCATCAACGCTCAAAGCGTTTGTGAAAGAGCGTATTACAGATGGTAAACCAATAGACCTTGACTTGTTCGGGGCATACTCAATGAACACTGCGGAAATAAGGAGGAAATAATATGAACACAGCAGTCGCAAAAACAAAAGGTGTGGAAGTTAGCACCGAGTTAATGGATGATATTTTTTCAGATGCGGGGGCAGGATCTTCTTTTGCCTCTGATGAAATGACCATGCCGTTTATCCGGTTGGCACAACAAATGTCACCCCATGTAAACAAAAACAAACCTGAGTACATCAAGGGTCTTGGTGCAGGAGACATCTTCAACAACTTGACTGGTGAATACTGGGATGGAGCAGAAGGTATGCGTGTCGTTGCTTGTGCAACCGTTACAAAGTACACCGAATGGGTGCCCATAGATGATGGTGGTGGATTTGTTGGTGAGTTACAACCAAACGATCCAGTCATTCAACAGTGTATACGGGAGGGCAATAAAGAGATCCTTCCAAACAAGAACGAGATGGTCAAAGCTGACAACTACTATGTGTTGTATCAAACCGCAGATGGGGCGTGGAACCCTGCTGTCTTGGACATGAAGATTACGGCGTTGAAAGTGAGCCGTCGTTGGAAGTCACAGATTAATCTGCAAACAGCCAAGCATCCAAAGACTGGTCAGGTTATAAAGCTTCCGATCTTTGCAAACATCTGGCGTGTGTCTTCTGTTGAAGAGACAAACAAAAACGATCAGTCATATGCGAACTACTCTGTACAACTAGAGGGTCGCATAAATGAAACAGACTTGTATCAACAAGCAAAGGCTCTGTTCGTCTCAGTACAAGACGGAGAAGTGAAAGCTGCTGCACCAGAGGAGAAGGCAACTCCTTATCCCTCTGACAGAGTGTGGATGAGGACAACGAAATCCCATTCTAGGTAGCCTGGGGGGACAGTACTCCTATTCTGTCCCTCTTTTCATTTGGAGCAGTTATGTCACAATCAAAAAGACTGCTTGCCGCCTTTGTCGGGGCTAAAAACGCACATGGTACAACTGTCGTTGGTCGCACAAATCGTAACGGTAAAGCAGAATCACAGAGCAGAATTATCAGGGAACCTCTTACCGAAGAGTTAGTTCAACAGCACATTGACGGGGTCAATGGTGTCGGTGCTATTCCTATTGATGAAGAGAACAAGTGTAGGTTTGGGGCGATTGACGTTGATGTCTACGATCTGAACCAGAAGGAATTACAGGACAAGATCCAGAAGCTCCAGCTTCCGCTGCTGCACTGTCGATCTAAGTCTGGTGGGGCGCATCTGTACTTGTTTCTCAAGGAGTGGGAACAGGCGGCGGTGGTTCGAGAGTATCTGACCGAGATGTCGATTATGTTAGGTCACAGTGGGGTTGAGATATTCCCAAAGCAAGACACCATCATCACGGAGCGTGGAGATGTGGGTAACTTTATTAACATGCCATACTTCAATGCGGAGATGCCACAACGGTATTGCTTCGACGAGAAGGGCGAGGCGATGGAACTCAATGAGTTTCTGGAGTCTATTGATAAGAAGAGTGTACTGTTGTCTGATCTGGAGGCTATCCGTAGCACGACCCAGACGCGGAAGCATTTTGATGACGGACCTCCATGTATTCGAAACATCTTTTCGGATGGGCCACAGAGTGAGCCGCGCAACAAGCTGCTCTTTTTTATGGGCGTGTACTGCAAGAAGAAGTTCCCAGACAGTTGGCAGAGTGCGTTGGAAGAGTATAACCGGACGTTGTTTTCTCCTCCGCTGCCCTCAACGGAAGTCATGTCGGTTATCAAGCAGCATGAGAAAAAAGACTGGGGGTACACTTGTAAGGATGAGCCGTTCAAGTCGTACTGCGATCCGTCGCTTTGCGTGTTGGCGAAGCATGGGATCAGCGACGATGCTCCGGGTGCACCACAGGTGGGTGGTCTGACGATCATGCTGTCCGAGCCTCGGCTATACTTCATGGATGTAAACGGGCTGCGTATTCAGTTGAGCACCGAGCAGCTACAGAACCAAACGCTCTGGCAACGTGCTTGTATGGAACAAAAGAACTTCATGCCGCCAATTATGAAACCACAGAAGTGGCAACAAACTATTAATACACTTATGCAAAATGCTACATACCTCGATGTTCCCGAGGAGTTAACTGTGGCGGGGGAGTTCAAGCAACACATGCAAACATACTGTACAAGCCATATCNGAGCACTGGCTCCAGAGGAGATGGAGATGGGCAAGCCNTGGACAGATGCCGGAGTTACTAANTTTACATTGCCTGGACTGTTAGAGTTCCTGCATCAACGCAGGTTTACTGGNCATACCAGAGCACAGATCATACAAATGATTCGTGATCTTGGTGGTGACAATACAGTTCAAGCGATTGCAAAGAGGACGCCAAAGGGAGAAGTCAGAAGCACCATACGTTGTTGGTGGATACCTGCCTTTGACGAGGGGGAAATGACACTAGGAAAAGAGGAGTTCGAAAATGACATCCCATTCTAATAGGCTTTTGAGAGTGGGTGAGGTGGCAGATCTATTGGGTGTGTCACGATCTTACGTCTACAAGCTATCACAAAACTCAGACAGTTTTCCAAAGCCCATAGTCTTGGGACCAGAGGATAACAAGCGGTCATCGAGCCGTTGGGTTCTGTCTGAAATAGAAGACTGGGTAAACACCAGACCAAGAGGTAAAGAATATGATACAGAACAGTAAGTTAATACTTGGACCACCAGGTTGCGGTAAGACCTATCGTTTAATCCAAGAGATAGAAGAGGCATTGCAAAGCGGAGTCCATCCTTCTCGTATAGGTGTGATATCTTTCACACGGAAAGCCATTGAGGAGATGATTACCCGTGCATGTTCCCAGTTTAACCTAGAGTCCAAGGACTTCCCGTTCATGAGAACCAGTCACTCTCTTGGGTTTCATGGTCTGGGCTTACAACCTGAAGATGTGATGAAGCTTGCTGACTACAAGTCTATCGGGGAACCAATTGGATTGACGTTTGAAAAAGAAGACGATGTTAATCTGGATGATGGAATGCGTACTCCCAACTTAGGAGGAACAGGTCAGGACTACCTACAGATGGATGGTCGTTCGAGGTATCGCATGGTTAGTCTTGAGGATGAGTTCAGCGCAACAAACAACTTTACTTTGTTCTATGCCAAGGCGGTGCAGTTTCAGGAGACGTTGCAAGAGTACAAAAGAACCACTGGCAAGGTGGACTTCATTGATATGATTGAACGGTACATTGAATTGGGTGAGTATCCAAACCTAGACTACTTGTTTGTGGATGAGGCACAAGACTTCACACCGTTACAATGGGAGATGGTTAAGGGTATGTCTGAGTGTGCAGGGAAGATAATTATTGCAGGAGACGATGACCAAGCTGTACATCGTTGGACTGGTGTTAATGTAGACCTGTTTATTCAAAGCTCTAGTAATGTTGAGTACCTAACGCAGTCGTACCGTATACCAAGACGTGTCCATGAACTGGCAGCTAATATAGCCAACCGCATCGACGGGCGTATTGAAAAGAAGTTTGATCCCCGTGATGAACTGGGCACTGTTGAGTATGTCTATTACATAGATCAGATCCCTTTGAATGAAGGGTCTTGGACAATCATGACAAGAACAAACAGATATGTCAGGGACGTTGCTTCTTTTCTGCGAAACTCTGGGTTTAAATATTCTATCAAGGGCAGACCTAGTATCTCAGAGAAACTGGTTGAGAACATGATGACATGGGATGATCTGTGCCAAGGTAAGAAGATCAATACAGAACGGATCAAAAGACTTTACGCTGCTGTACCCAAGCAAGGGGAAGATGCCGTTGTTAAACGAGGTGCCTCAAAACTATTGGAGGTCTTGAGTGCCGAGGATGAAGTAGACATGGATACACTTCTGGATGAGTTTGGTTTGCTCCGAGATGCAAGTCACGCGGCATATGATATATTAAAAGTAAGTTACAAGGAACGAGATTACATCGAAGCAATCTATCGTAGAGGTGAGGATCTTACTTCTAAACCCCGTATCAAAGTCTCAACGTTTCACGCAATGAAAGGTGGAGAGGATGACAACTGTGTAGTGTTGGATAAGTCTACCGCTGCATGTGTGAACAGTGACCACCCAGATGATGAGCATCGAGCCTTTTATGTGGCGTAACAAGAGCACGACACAATCTCTATATCGTTTTAACAGGAAACAAATACAGGTACATGTTATGAATAGAAAAGAACTATTAGAAGCAGCAGAGAAATTAGTTAACGGACCTCGTGCAAAAGACTACGGGGACGCTTTNGAAAACCATGACCGCATTGCAGAGGGATGGAACATAATCGTAAGTGGGGCGTTAAGATCCCACGGATANCTAACCGCAGCTCACGTCGCGTTGATGATGGACTGGGTTAAAACAAGCAGACTACTTGAGACNATANACCACGAGGATTCGTGGATTGATAAGGCAGGATATACAGCATTAGGTGCAGAGTTTGTCACAAGAAACGAACGAAGCGTTGAGGAGATACTAAGAGATGCAAAAAAATCTATTCGGAAGTGATCAAAACTACCAGATCCGAGGTGAAATGGATCTAGTAGATGTGGACTGGAACATA